ATCGTTAACAACATAGTCGTCCTGGATGTTGTTGGAATTGGGAAGGCCATGCATGCTCCGATCATCGATGTTCACCGTGCGACAGCGCCGTATTCAGCCGACTTCGGCGACAAGGTACATCCCAACCCGCACGGCGCCATGATTATTGCGCAGGCGGTATACTCATTTCTTAAGAGCAAAGCGCTCACGGCACATTCAAGCGCTCCAACACTAGCAATGCCACAGTCAACAACTACCAATGACAAGCCGAATTAGAAAGCACTGCGTTTCAGTCCTTGCGCTGTGCTTTGGCGTCCTGGCGCTTGTGAGGGCGGGGGGGGCCGCACCGTCCCCGCTGCATGCGCAGGGACCAGGGATTGTGGACGGCTCAGGCAAAGCGGTCACGTTGCGCGGCGTCAACCTGGGCGGCTGGCTGGTGGAAGAGCCGTGGATGCAGCCGTTTGTTGCCGCTCCGCCCATCGGCACAAACTCCGCCCCAATCAAAGACCATGTTTCGCTATGGGGGACGGTAAAAGAACGGCTGGGCGCGGACGGCATGGCGCGGGCGCGCACGGCATTCCGCAGCGCCTGGGTGACAGAGGCAGACTTTGACCGCATCCATGCCCTGGGTCTGAACTGTGTCCGGCTGCCGTTCCTCGCGAGTTTGCTGGACGAACCCGGCGGTGTGCAGTGGCTGGACAGAGCCATAGCCTGGGCCAGCGCGCGCAATATGTATGTCATCTTAGACATGCACGGCGCGCCCGGCGGGCAAAGCGACCAGGGGCACACCGGGCAGGCGGACTTGAACGCTTTCTTTAAGGAACCGGCCAACATCGCCCGCGCAGCCGCCGTGTGGACGCGCCTGGCCCGCCGCTACGAAAGCAGCCCTGCCGTGGCGGGCTATGACCTGCTCAACGAGCCGACGGGAACGCCTAATTCCGACACGCTGTACGTGGTGCAGGGACGTTTGTACAATGCTATCCGCGCCGCCGACACGCGGCACATTGTATTCGTGGAAGATGGCTACACCGGCGTGCAGTGGATGCCGTTCCCCGCTCCGTGCGGCTGGCAAAACGTCGCCTACAGCACGCACTATTACAACTTCCAGGCCAAAAACCCGGCTGACCAAACCCAAAGCAGCGCGGCCTATGTGGCTGCGCTGGAAACCGAGCGTGCCCGGCGGCACATTCCCTACTATGTGGGCGAGTTTTGCCTGGAGCCGGGCGGCACGCCTGCCGTGCTGGCGGGCCTGCTGGGCACGCTGGAAGACAAGCAGTTTTCCTACACGTCCTGGACTTACAAAGTCTGCTGGACAGGCGGCGGACGCTCTTTGTGGGCCTTATACTGCAACGCCAAGCCGGTCACTCCCCTTGACCCTTACCACGACACGGAGGCCGAATGGATCCGCAAGTGCGGGCAGGTTCGCACCGAGCATTTGGACGAGAACACGGAAATGGCGCAAGCCTTTCGGGAAGCATCCCGGCGGGGCCAGGCGGCGCAAGCGAACACGATGAGTGTGCCTGCGTCAGCAAAAACGCCATGAGGGAGCGGCATGACACCCCCTTCATTCCACGCCCTTCAGGGCATAGAATGAAGAAGAGCGCAGGCAACGCAGGCACAACCGCGCCTTCTGCAGCGCGTGGCCTTTCCGCCGGGTACAATACAGGCTATGTACTTTTGCCCCATAACCCCCTGCAAAATCTTCCCCTGAAGTCCTATTGTATCTCGTCTTTCGCCGTCTGGCTGTTGCTCCACGCGTGGCCCTCAGCACACATCAGCAGCGTGCCGACATGCGATACATAGGTAAGCATCCCCAAGTAGCGGCGGCAGAGCGGGCACCACCTGCCGCTGAGACGCGCTAGCACCGCCTGGTTTTCAAGCCAGGCGGTTTTTGTTTGCGCGTCCCTCTCTGCTGCTTCGCGTGTCACGAGGCGAAGCTGGGCCGGGGAGGGCGTGCCGCCACTGACCGCTTTGGCCTGGTGATAGGTTTCGATGTCCATAAACCACGCTTCCTTGATGCCAAGACGACATTTTGATAATGGGCAACTTGGGGCAGGGGGTCTCCAGCGTCACCTGCCCCTCAGCCCCGATCCCTGGCGCCTCTATCCCCAGCCCTGGAAACAGCGCGAGCCATCCCGCGCCCCCGGCAATCATTAGGGCGCCCATGCACCCGGCAAACACCCCCATTTTCATCGGCTCAATAGTTTCATCAGGCCACTGTGTGTTTCAGAAGGTCGGCACGGCTGCCATAGAATACATCGGTGTCCAGCGCGTGCCGCACGTTTTGCACGCGCCCGCTGTCGCTGTACTGCCAGATGGCGCACTTGGTGACCGGGGCATGGCCGTAGCGGGCGATCCAGAGCGTGTGCATTATGGGCGGAAACTGCGCGGCCAGGTACGACTGATAAAACGAGTCGGAAGCATAGAGGATTGGCCAGTAGCCGGTTAATTCCTTGATGCGGCTCGCGCACAAAAACGCTTTCTTGCCAATATTGACGCCCTCGGTTTCCACGTCCAGGGCAAGCACGATGTCGCCGCTTTCCAAGTTCACGGCGTGGCAAAAATGGTCCGCCTGCTCAACGGGGTCAGCACCGGGATCGAAGAAGTGGTACGCGCCGCGCAGTAGGCCTGCTTCTTTGGCGCGACCCCAATTGTCCGCAAAGGCCGGGTCGGTGTAGTGCAGGCCCTGCGTGGCCTTGAGAAAGATGAATGCGACGCCTGCTGCCATGAGGTCGTGGAACTGGATCGGGCCGTCGCCGTGGTAAATATCCACGCCTTTGAGGGTGGGGGAAGGGGGCATGAGAGTTTCCTTTCGCAAAACAAAAAGCCGCCCAAGTCTCCGTTTAAGAGACTTGGGCGGCTGAATAGCCGATGAGTATGGAACTGCTGTAGTTATTATATGCTGTAGTTATTATACCACGACTCACGGGCCGGCATCCACAAATGCGACCCCTGCCGCGATCAGTGCGTCATGCAGCACCCGCAGAGCCATTGGGTTGCCGCTGTCGGTGCCGCTACCGCCCTGCCTGTTGTAGTAGTAGATTGTCAGCACCCCCGACTGCCCTGCCGCAATGGTCAGCGTCGCTGGGCCTGCCGTAGTCGGCACGCCATTGGTGCTCTGCGTTTCATACACTGTTGCTCCCGCCCACGTGAGTTTGACATAATCATCCACAATCGGCGCGGCGATGGGCACGCTAATGGCCGCGCCTGTTGTGTTTTTGAGGCCCATCTTGCAGCGCAGTGCCCACGCCTCAAACCCCGTTAGCCAGAGCGACCCGCCCGGCCCACTGGCGTAGTGCGTCCATTTTGTCTGCAGTGCCCCGCTTGGCACATTGGCCCCACCGTCAAAGTAACTGTCGTCTAAAGTATCCCCAGATGCCCGGCGGCTGCTCGGGTACCCACTGATCCGGTAGAAGGGTGTCGGCACTGGCCGAGGCAGAGCATTCACCTGCCCCTGCAAGGCGCTGATCGCCGCTCCTTGCGCCGCCGCTTGTGCTTCCACAGCCGTGACATGTTGTTCTACCGCCGTCGGCGTCCGGGCCGCAATGACGACCGGCTGCGCGGCCACGTCCGAAAGCTGCTGATAATCCGAGACGCACTTGACCAGCACCGTCTGTCCGGCGAGGGTCGCATTCACGGGCACGCGCAGGACGGCAGGCGTCAGCAGCACAAACGGCTCGCCTGCCGCGTGTCCGCTCGCCTGCGATCCGCGCCCGCCGCGCAGCAGGTCGGTGAGCGTGTAAGCCTCCGGCGCGGTCAGCGTGGCCGTGGCAAAGCCAAGCAGCTCCCCGCCGACAAGGGCGGCATTGACGCCCTGGCTGACCTGCGCTTCGGTCGTGGTGGCAAGCGCCCCGCCTGCCGAAAGCGTCACGGCCAGGCTATTCGCGCTGTCAAACGCGCCCGGCGCTCCGTCCGCTAAAGCCACCCCTGCCGTCCCCAAAACGCTGCGCTGGCTGACCGTGCCTGCCGGCAGGTAGGAGTTTCCATTGTCAGCGCTGTACCAAACTGCGGCCCCGTGCCAGCCGCCCGGCCCGGTCGCTGCGACATAGAAGCCCGGCGCGGCTTGGTCAGCATCCTGCAATTCTTTGCCCGACCAGGCGTAAAACTGCGTCGGCACGGCGGCCAGGTACGTGCGCACGGGCGGCGGCGCGGCAGAGGCGATGCCGGCTTGCACCAACACGCCGTCATCGTCAGTCACCGCTTCGAAGTGGATTTCTCCGGGCAGGGCCAAATCTACGCTGGTGATACGCACCCGCGCCATTGACACGGTATTGTCAATATGCGTCAGTGGCACCAAGAGCACGTCGGCGGGGGTGACCTGCAAGTAGCGAGGTGGCAGGGCAAACGTCAGGGGTGCGCGCTGCGCCCGCGCGTCTTGAAGCAGGCGCATTGCCACTCCCTGCGCGTCCGCGTCAAGGAGTGCAAGCGGCAGGGAAATGCTCTGCGCGTCCTGCCCCGTCGCCGTCTGGCAGACCGCTCCCTGCAATGCCTTTTGGTAGTCTTTAGCGGCGTTGTAGTACGTCACGTCCACGCGGTAGGGCATCTCGGCTTCCTGAGTGCGCTTCTCGCTGATGCGCATCACTTCGCCTGCGCCGCCTGTGCTCGCCCCGAGATCGCCGGCAGAAACCGTCAGCAGCGGCGCACCGCCGCGCGGCACAGCGCGTAGTAGGCCGTCACTTTCCACCAAGTCGTAAAAGTAGGAGGCGAGCAGCGGCTTGATCGCCTCTGCTGCTGATTGCCGCGACTGCAAAACGTACCCGGTCACCATTTGCGCCGACGCGCCGGAGAAATCAAAATCGTCTGTGGTCAGCCCGGCCATCAAGCACAAGTCGCCCAGCACGTCAGCGAGTGAAACCGGGTCGGTGGCGACTTCCACGCTGAGGTTCGGCAGACGGTTGCTGAAGTTTTGCAGCGGCAGGTCTTGCAGCACAAACGTAAGCTGCCCCCGGCAGGCCGGCGTTTGCCCTGCCGCAAAGCCGCTGCCAGGATTGGCCGCGACCAGCACGTCGGCATTCTGGCTTTCATCGCCTGACAAAAAGCGCGGCGTTACCAGGTTGCCGCTGTACCCGGCTTCCCACAGCACGAGGTCATCGCCCCAAACGCGCGTCACGCGGGCATTGCGGCCTGCTGCGCACACCAGCGCCTGACAGGACACGCTGTAGGTGTCCGTCTTGGTGCTCGGCCCGCCGCCCTTGCCATGGTGCTGCGTCGTCTGGTGCAGCACTAAATCCGTCGCCCAGATGAGGTTCGCCGCGAGCCGCCCGCCGCCCCAGACAACCGGAATGGCCGTGCCGTAGCTCGACCCGGACACGTGCAGGTCGTCGACCTTGCCGACTTCCTGGCCGGGCACACGCGGCGCATCGATCATGCTTCCGATGGCCGTGCCAATGGAGAAGCCCAGCATCGGATTGCCGAACGCCGATCCCACCACCGCCCCTGCAATGCCCAACGCCAGCGTCGCCATTTAATTCAAGCCTCGCGCCATCTAACTTAGTCCCCTCAGCCGGTACACGTCCACGACGTTGTCTACCCACGCTTCGTCAATCTTGTGCTCCACCACGCCCCCTGCCGACCGCCACGCATGGATCATGCCGCCGTTGCCATTGAAGATCGCGAGGTGGTTCGGCATGCCGCGCCCAATCAGCAGCAGTACGTCGCCAGGAAACACATCCTCTTCTTCCGGCACGATCTCGCATTCACGCGCGAGTGCCGTCCGCATGCGCGCGAGATTGTCCTGCGCGTGGTAGCGCGTGTCATCTTGGACAGGCAGGCCCAGCGCATGCGCCACGCCCACCAGCAGCCCGGCGCAGTCCACGCCCACGCCTTTGACCCGCGCCGCGTGATGGAAGGGCGTGCCGATCCAAGTGCGCGCCTCTCTCACAATATCTTGCCCACTAACCATCAGCAGTCCCCCGGCCTACGCGCATGACCTGATCGTTGCCGGGCAGGAGCGACTCGCCCCGAAAGTTTGCGGCGTTATTGAACTTTTCCACGCACGTCGGCAGGCGGCGGGCGCAGCCCGCTTCTAAAATCGCCGCGTCGCCCACGGCCACGGCAAACGGAAACTGCCCTTGCAGGCTGATAATGGCCGCGCCGCCCGCAAGGCCGTGCCCCTTGATTTCCCGCGCCAGGCCTGCGTTCGCACCGCTCGTGAACGTTATGACGCCATGCGTGTAAAAGCCGCTCGCCGCGCCGTCGCCTGCGAACACCAGCCCGGCAGGCACGCCGGGCGCGGCCAGGGTCAGCACTTCCAGGCCGCAGCAGCTTGCATTGTCCACACTCGCCGTAAAGACAATGTGCAGCGCTCCCGATGCGTCTGCGGTGACTTCCAGTTCCTGCACCGTCGCCAGGTTGCTTCCCCCTGCCGCTTGATAAATGTCAATGCTTTGCAGCACCCGCGCCCCGTTCGCGGCCACGTCAAAGATGCGTGAGCCTGTCCCCCCGCCATGCGTCATGCTTGGCCCACCAGGGGGCGAGGGCGGCCCGAAGAACGTTTCGGCAAAGTGCAGGCGCAGCGTGTAATCCTGGCCCGGCGTGTACCCGGAAAGCGCATAAGAAAAGGTTTTCCCATAGCGCGAAGTTTGGTACACATCGGCAGGCGCGGCCCCCGTGACACCCGTAGTCGCCACCGCGTTGCCCGTGCTCCCCGTGCCCCCGCCCGAACTGCCCGCGTCTGCCCCGAACGGCGCCGCCGCGCCGCCGCCGCAGTTTGTTTGCGTGAGCGCCTGCGCCGGCTGCCCGCTCGCCGACCCGCCCAATGCCGTGAGCATGCGCGCAAAGCGAAAGCGCGTCATGTCTACCTTGCACTGCGCGTCTCCGAGCCTGCGCACGCGGCACGACGGGCTGGTCACGTCTCCGATCTGCTGCTGCAGAAGCTGCGACAGGCTGCGCACTTCCGCCACGCACTGCCCATCGGTCAGGGTGATCTCGCCCACGCGCCCGCGCAGCAGCGTCAGGCTCCCCTGCGACAAATCCGCCCAGTTGACCAAAGAGAGCGTCACGGGCGCATTGTCGTACAGTCCGGCCCGGATGCCGTCCTCGGTGATGCCGCCCGGCATGAGCAGCAGCACCGTTTCCATGTTGTCCACGCCCGTGCCCGCCGCCGCCTTGAGGTTCCTTAGCCCGACCCCATCGCTCGCCGCGTAGGTCATTCCGTCGAACGTCAGCGGGATATTGCAGTCCGTCCAGGCCATGACGACGCCGTCCGTGCGCGCGAGCCGCACGCAGTTCGCGGTCGTGAGCGTGTCCCCTTGCAAGTGCGCGAACAGCGCCGCCGACATATTTCGCACGGAATAATCCCCCTAAATGAGCAACGGCTAAATCAATAACTCTACGATGGCGATGCCTTCCCAGGAATGCACATCGAAGTCGTCACGTTTTCCGTTCATCCAGTCGCCGTCAAAGCGCACCGGCACGTCAAAGCGCCCCGACCAGGTGAAGACGCTCCCCGGCGCAGCAGAGGCGAGAGTGATAATCCCGGTCGTCACATCCAAAGCGTAGCCGCCCATCATGGCGGCGCCGTCTTTGTAAAGCGTGAACGGGCCGGTGAGCGACGGCTTCCTGATCGTGCGCACCGAGGCAAAGCCTGCCCCGTCGGTGTCTGCTTTTTGCAGTTGCAGCATCGTGCCGCCCGTGTTTACCAGAGGCTCATTCGCCACGTCGCGGTCGGCGTTATCTGAAAACCGAAAGCCAATCGCATCGCCAAATCGCGCGAGGTAGAACGCGCGCAGCGCATTGATCTGATCACGGCTGCGAATCTTGTATCCGACCGTTCCTCGTCGCCGCGCGCGCGGCCACTGCACGATGCGCTGCTCGCCCCCGGAGCCGGTCTGCACTTTGGTGGTTTTGTATTCCGGCCCAAACTCCGCCCCATACGCCAGCTCATCGGGCAGTAAAATTTCATGAAACATATTAAACGCCGTTTCTCCGCTGCGCCCGCTGCATCTCCGCCATTGCCGCTTGCCCCACCTGCTGCCCGGTGCGCCGGTTGGCATCGGCGCTCCCGTTGCCCTGCACGGTCACATGGGCATGGAAGTGGCTATCGCCGCCGCCTCCGGCCCCTGCGCTCGCCGTCCTGATCTGGTGGTTTGGCGTCACAAACCCATTGCCGCCCATCGTCACAATCTCCGGCCCGCGCTCGCCCACAAGGTACCGGTTTCCGCCGATGACCGAGCCGCCATCCGCCCGCGCGCCGGAAATCCCCAACATCGCGCTGCTCGCACTTGAAGCCGCCGCCGCCGCCACCAGCGCCGCCGCCGCCGCCACCAGGCCCGTGCCTCCGCCGACAAGCCCGGCACTCGCCCCGAGCAGCCCGGCCCCGGCTCCCGTCAGGCCCGCGCCCGAAGCTGTAAGTACCCCCGCCGTGGCTGCAAGCCCCGTGCCTGCCGCTGTGAGCGCCGTTGCCGCCCCGGCAAGCTGCGCGCCCTGCGCCGCCTGCGCGGCGGCGGCCACGCCTCCCGTTGCCCCGCCGCCCTTCTGCTTGCCATTCAGGATGCCGGACAAACCGCGCTGCATCGCCTGCATCGCTTCGTTGCGCAAATACTCCACGGCGATCTGCCGGAACATGCCTCGGAAGCCCTGCACAACATTGGCAAAGAAGCCATTGAAGCCGCGCTGCATCAAATGGTCGAGGCCTGACTGCACAACGCCCGACATGGACTGCCATGCCGCCTGCGTCTGCTGCACCTTCGCCTGCATGTCGCCAAGCTGCTTTTGCTGGGTCGCCATGTTCTTGATCTGGTCACTAGAGAAAGCCTGCTTCAGTCCGCCCGTGCCGTCGGATTGCAGCGTCTGCGCGAACATCTTCTCTTCCGGCGTGCGCGCCTGCGTTTCCAGCATCTGCTGATGGATGCGGCTCATCTGCTGGTAGTACTGCTCCAGGGTTTGCGCGTCTTGCTCGGTGACAAACTCCGCCCGAAACTGTGCGAAGGCCTGCGCCGCCGCGCCCGCGTCTTTGCCGATGGCCTTGACCACGTCGTCATGTGTCGCCAGATACTCATGCCAGGCGGCAAGCGCCGGATCGGCGGCGTCGGTCACTTTGGAGCGGACGGCAATCATCTTGTCCGTCATCTCCAGATGAAACTTTGCCAGCGTCTTCAGGTTCTCTTTGGCCTGGTCGCTCGCGCTGCTTACAGCGAACGCCTTCAGGAAGTCCATGTGCGCACGTGCCGCAATAGGGGCTTTTTGGGCAATCAGCGCGTAACCTTCCGCATGGTCGGCGACAAACTTCTGCCAGGCGGCCTCGCCCGGATCGGTGACTTCTTTGGCCTGCGACTCCGCGCCGATTTTCTTGATGTCGCTGAGGAGCTCCACGCCTGGTTTTTGTGCCCGCGCATCCACTTCCCTTTGCTTGGCGCGGGCGTCCTTTTCATCGCGCCCGATCTGCCCCATCTGCCCGGCAAGCCATGGCTGCACGAGGCCCCGCGCCACGCCGGGCTTGACCTTTTCGCTGACCAGCGCCTGCACATGGTCACCGTAGTCTTCATGGGCCGTGCGGCGGCGCACGTCAAACTCAGAGGGCAGCTTGCCGCCTTTGCCGGGCGTCGTAGCGTAGATGTCGTCGTAGAGGCTGCGCTTGGTCTTGGCAATCGCGGAAGAAGCGTCCAGGGCTTCCTTGACGCGCTTGTCGTGCTCGGCTTTGAGTTTCTTGCTCTGCTCTTGCTCGGCTTTGACTTCGTCTTTGTTGATGTCGGCCATCTGCGCGGCAAGCCACTTTTTGGCGGCTATGCCTTTATCCGACCCGTCGAAGCGCTCCTGCGCATCATGGCGGCGGGTGGCGAACTCGGTGTTGTTCAGGCTGAAGGTGTCGCCAAGAAAGCCCTGATGCTGCTTGGCGGCGTCGTCGCCTTTGGCCTTGAGCGCGGCGTTGAACTTATCGGCGTCCAATGCTTTGGCGACTTTGCCGCCGATGGCGCTGTCGGGAACGGTGTAGAACTGCGCATGGGGCGCGTCGTACATGTGCATCATGCGGTCATGGCCGGGGCCGTTGCCAGAAGACTGACGAATCATGCCGTTGCCCGCATAGATGCCGACATGATCCCCTTCACCGTTCTTGTCCTTCATCGCGCCGTAGCGTTTGCCGTGCCAGGCGATGAGGTCTCCGGCCTTTGCTTCTGCCAGTGAGTGCGCTACGGCCCCAACACCAACGGCCCACTCCTTCAGGGCTTTGGCTCCGCCTGTCAAGGGCACAGCGACACCTGACGCCCGCATCAGCTCAGAGGCGAAGTAGGCGCAGCTCGCCTTGCCCTGCGGCGTATTGATGGCATCGGTGATGTGGTTCATAATGGACGTGCCTGCATCCATTCCTGCGCCCCACTTCTGCTTTGTTTCCTGCCGCGCTAGAGGTTCTAATTTGTTGTAATTTGCCACCTGTTCATGGCGGCTCTTTTTGAGGGCGGCGAGGGCTGACTCGTCGCTTGTGATTTGCCCCTGAACGTCAGCAATTTGTTTTGCCAGATTGATTTGCGCAAGCTGGTTGTTTTTCTGCGCGGCAATCGATGCCTTCAGAACCGAAAGCTTGTTTTCAAGGCCAGTTAAGCTCGCCTGAGTTGTGCCAATCGTACCGTCTATCTTTTTGACTTCGCCCTGGATATTGCTGCGTGTGTTTTGCAGGTCACTGGTGTTTGCCAGGGAGCCGCCCAGAGCAGAAGCATCGCGGCGCAAGGCTGTTTCCTGCGCCGTCTTGACGGCAATCTGATGCGCGAGGTCGGCGATCTGCCCCTGAAGCCCATGTGCGACTTCGGAGCCTTTAGGTAGGGGGTTCAGCGCAAGTTGCTTGGTGTTCTCTTGGTTTTGCAGGCTGACAATGGCAGCGTGGACTTTGCCTGCCTGCTGATTGTTCAGCTCGGCCTGATGCTGCTCGTTGGTGCGCTGATCGCCCGTATTCACATAAGCAACCACTTCGGCTTTGTGCTTGGCGTAGCCCGCCTGCGCGTCTTTGGCTTTGTTCCAAGCGTTTGCGATGGCAAGTACGGCCACGGCGACAGCGGCGATGGCGATCATAAAGCCGCCTCCAATGGCGAAGGCGGCGATGCCTTCCGTTGCGAGTGCCCCTTCCGCCACTGCCGCCGATCCCGCCGCCGTTTCAATTCCGCGCAGGCCGTTAATCATCGCCGGGATGCGCATGACCACGCCGCCCATCTTGCCGTCTACGCCCAGCAGGGACAACCCGAATAGCGACGAGGCTACTTTGGCCGCACCCAGCGCGATGATGACTTCCTGCACCGGCGCAGGGAACCGGGAAAACACGTCCACAACAGTGGTCACGGCATTGGCGACATTGGCAGCGGCAGGCTCCAAGGATTGCAGCGTCCCCAGCAGCCGGTTTCCGGCAGGCAGCAGGTCCACCTGAATGCTCTGCGTCAGCGCCTTAAAGCGCTGCGCCGCCGTTTGCATCGTTTCATTATAGGCTTTGCTGGTGGGGTCGATCTTGCCGGCCATTGCATCGTTGGCTTGCAGCAAGGCGTGCCGGTAGTCGCGCGCGCCCGTGCCGGCCAGGATCATTGCCCCGTAGCCGCCGCGCATGGCCGGGATCAGCTTCAGCACGATGTCGGAATGCCCCTGCGTCGCGCGCGACAGGTCGGCCATGACGCCGTTCAGTCCCTTGGCATGCAGGCCCGCGAGCGAGAAATCTTTGACCAGGTCAATGCCGGTGAGGTTGCCCAGCACCGTCAGGGCTTTGGAGGCTTCCGCCGTGGGGTTTACGATATGCTCCAGAATGCTCTTGAGCTGCGTGCTCGCCTCAAAAGCATCCTGCCCGTGCTGGGTCAGCGCGGTTTCCGCCGCCGCCACATCCGCAAGCGAGACACCTAGGTTTGCCGCCGCGCCGATGGTCGGCCCCATGGCGGCATCGAACTGCTGCAAGGTCATATTGCCCTGCGCCGCCGCCAGATGGAAGACGTTCATCACGCGCCCGGCATAATCCGCCGACAGGCCGTATTCGTGCAGCCCTTTGGCGAGGATGTCCGCCGTCTGCGCCGCGTCGCTGCCCGTAGCGACCGCCGACTTGTTGGCTTCCGTCAAGACCTTCTGCGCGTCCGCCGCCGCAAACCCAAAGTTACTGACGTGCATGTAGCCTTCGGCCAGGCTCTGAAACGACGTGCCCGTTCCGCGCGAGAGGTCCAGCACGGACTGGCGCATGTTGCCAAGCTCCGCCGTGGTCATGGTCGTGTTGTTGGCGATGGTCTGGGTCATGGCCTGGAAGCTTATCGCCACTTTGACCGCGAGGCCGTCCAGGATCGTCAGGCCCGCCGCCGCCATGCCCACGGCTCCCAGAGCGCTCATGCCCGCCGAGGCCCGCGCCCCCGCCGCCGCTGTGGCATCCAAGGCCGTTGCCGTTTGCGCCGCACGGGCTGCAAATGACTCGGCGCTCGCCGCCGCCACCTGAGACGCTGCCGACAGCCCGCCGATCTTCTCGGCGGCAATCTGCGCGGCCTTGCCTTCCAGGGTAAGGCTTTCAGTCGCAAGCCTCCCAGCCTGCGCGCCTAGCTCTGCCGCCCGCGTTTGCGCCGCGCCAGAGCGCGTCCACAACTCGGCCATGCGCGCCTGACTGACGGCCACCTGCGCCGCCGTCTTTTCCGCCGCTGCGCCGGGCAGGCTCATGCCTTTCGCGGCTTCCCCGCCTGCCGCCGTGGCGGTTTTGGAGAAGTCGCGCAAAGAGGCGTCGGCGCGCACCAGCCCCGCTTCCAGGCTGGAAATGTCGGCAGAAATGCGCGCGCTAAGAACGACGTTTGCCATGAGATTGGTTGATGATTAGAACGGCTATGACGGGTGTGCAGCGAAGTGCTTGTCGGCCATCGTCTCGGCGGACTGACACACCAAAGCCCAGTCTGTCCAGGAACGGGGCTGCTTTTGGAGTTCCCACGGCTCGCATTTGAGGTAGCGAGCCGCGCGGATGAGAATAAACTCATCGGGAAAGTCGCCCGCACGCGCATCTATTATGAGAAGCTCGCAGATGTCGCGGGCGGCGTCGGGGCCGGGGGGCCGCCCGCACTGCGAACCCCCCTGATGACGGCAAACATGATGTCGGAGGGCACATCCATCAGCGCGTCCACGGTCAGAGGCAGAGGCTCGCCCGGCTCACCTTCCACGTCCCACGAGGCCACAACCTGCACAAGCTTTTCGCAAAGGCCCTTCTCGGACTCGTCTTCTTTGTACATCAGCCGCATCTCGCGGTCAAACTCAAACGTCAGCAGGGCGGGCCGGTACGTACCCGCCACCACTTCGCCATCGTCAAGTGTGACGGAAAAAGGTTTGGTCACTTCTTTGCGCTTGGAAACAATAACAGCCATAGAAACTCCTTGGGGGTAAATAGAAAAAGCCGCCCTCCCCCAATGGGGGAGGGCGGCTGAATAGCCACGCGATACTTGCTATTGTCGGCACATTTCGCGCGAAATGTTACTATGTAAACCGGCAAGCCGGATTGTTGTTAGAGCGTCGCGAGTGTGTTAGTGATCGTGATCTTGCCCGCGCCGAACACGCTGTCATCAGCCAGGGCAAACTCATACTGGTGCGTCCAGGCTCCTTGCGAGTCCTGACGCCCTGGCGTGCTAATCACCTTGCAGGGCAGGATGGCGTCAAAGCCGTACTGCGACACAACCGCCCCGCCCACCGCCGTTTCAATCACCGGCCCGCGCGCCCGCATGCCGGCATAGATGCTCTGCCCGTTGCGCAGCCGCGACAGCATCAGGAACGCCTGGCTCCCGGCGACAACCGTGATCTTGAAGCCGAAGTTCGGAGCCATCTCCACGACGCCGTCAAAGCTGTTGTTGGTGTCGTTTTGATACTCCTGCTCCTGCCAGTGGGCGAGGAGGTTGAGCGTGGTGTCGAGCGGCGTCACCAGGCGCGACAGATTTGCCGGATCGTCGCCGATATAGATGCCGATGGTGCTTGGGTCAATCGGCACCTTGGGCACGTCGGTCGCGCCCGGCGTCAGGGTCACATTGTCCTGCAACGGCCAGCCCACCATGTCGCCGTCCACGGTCGCGTCCTTTTTGGTGGTCTTGATGGCAAGCCCCTTGAAGAACCCGAAGGCGAACCGATCCGCGCCCTGCGTGCTGCCTGTTTCCACCGTGTAAGTTTGTGGCATGGCTTCCGGGTTGCGGGCCTGCACGTTGTACACGCGGGTATAGGCGAGTGCGCCCACCTGCACGGGCGCAGCGGACTTCTTGAGCGCCGACTCCAGTTGGTACGGAAGCTCGGTGTAGGACAGCACGCCGGTCAGCTTGGCGTCAGTCGTCTCGCTCCCCTGCTGCACGACGCTGATCCCCTTCATACCCATCGGCTTATATGGCTTCGGGGTAGGCTTCGGAACGACGATGAGCTGCGACTGCGTCAGGCGCTTGGGGGTCGCGCCCTGCGGCGTAGTGCCGGGAACGGCTTCCATGATGAGCTGCGTGCCGCGAAACACCGATGCCGTTTCCGTGGCCGCCGGATTGCGCGGGATGGCGACGTTGACCGTTGCGGACGGCGCGCCTTCGCTGGTCGCGTTGACGGCGGTGATAAAGTAGCTGTTGGTGTAGGCCACATTCGTCAGCGGGGTCGGGTCGGTGAAAGCGGGCGTGGCCGCCGTGCCGATCTTGGTCACCGGCCCGCCGTTTTGCGAGCGATAGCAGTTGTAGGCGGTGACGTTCTCGCCGGCAGGGCGGGCCGTGGCCGCGATGGTCACAACGCCTGCGGCGTAGGTGGCAGCCGGGCCGGTGGGCGCGCCGGGGGCCGGGATCGGGGCGGCAACAACGTCAAAGAGGGCAAACACATTGAGGTTCGTCCCCTGTCCTTCTTCCAGCGCGTTCCCCACGGCAGCGGTTGCGGCTGCCAAAGCCTGCACGGAGAGGCGCGGGTAAGCGATTGATGCAATTGTGTCAGTCTGCCCTGTGTTGGTAAACACTAAGTTGGCGATCGTAACAGATGCCCCCGAAGCCGGGTACGGCGTGGCAGGAACAAGGGTTGCACCTGTGGTACTGACCATCTGAAAACCACTGTTGATAAATGTCCCTCCTGGCCCGTTTCCAGGTGTCGTCATCGGGACGTTGACAGGCGCGCCGCCAATTGGTATCTGAATATTTGTCATTGTCTGCTTCCTTTTTCCGTCAAAGCGAACTGTAAATCATTCGGCGTCTCAGGCACGTATTGATGTACGAACCAGAGCGGCGGCTGCCACCCGCCATCTTCCAGCACCTCGCCCGCAAAGCGCGAGCAGATGTACTTCTTGGCGGCGCGGGTGCAGCGCAGCCACTTGTCAATTGCCCTCGCTGCCTGCATAGGCAAATATCCGGTACATGCCGCCCGCGTAGGTGTAGACGACACCGCTATCTGCTTGCGAGCCGATCATCGGCTGCTCGCGGTATGCTCCCCGCACGACAACGCCGTCCAAAGTGACAGGCGGCGTGTCCGGCGTCGCCTGCATCGCCCGGTCCACCGCATTGGCAAGCCCGCCTAGCGCATCAAAGCAGTCGGCGCTCACTACGGCCCGCACGTAGTACACAGGCTGCGTCAGGATGCGCACAGCCCCGCCGCCGACCGTATCAGATGCGCTTTGACGCGAAAACAAGAACGCGGGAAACGCAGCGCCTTCGGGCACAATCTCCGCATAAGCGCGCGTGCCCAGCGCCTGCGCTTCCGGCTGTGCTTGCAGCGCCCCTGTAATCCACTTCTCGATTGCCAGGAGCTCAAACATTAGGTTTTATTCGCGGTACGGGTAACGGCCTGTGCAAGAGCGGCTTCAAAGTCGGGCGTGGCGGCTTCCACAGCCGGGCCAAGAAACGGGCGCGGGGCGATGCGCACGGTGCCGAGTTCCAGGTCGGCGGCATAGTCGGCGCTGAAGGTCACGTCTTGCTCCAAAGCCGACACCGGGACAACCTCGCCGCTGTTGACTAGGGTGCCCGTATCGGTTGCCGGGGCCTCCCCCGGCGCACTTGCCTGGTGTTCGCCGTCCTTGCGCTTGTACACGATGCCTGTCTTGTCGCCTGTCTGGATGTTGATCTTCGCCCCGGCTTCTACGTCCAGCGCGGTCTTGGCAACAGCGAGGGCGACGGCAGGCTCAATTTGTGCCAGTGCTCCCAGCAGGCTGCCCGCTATTTGTATTTCCAGCATCGGTGTTTCCTTTTCCGGAGAGGTCAGGCAGCAGCGAACGGCACCCGGTCAGAACGCCCGCAAGCGCGGCATTAAACACGTCGCGCGGGGCAATTTTGCCCGTCTGAACGGTGTCCAGGACAGCTCGCCCGGTGAAGTAGCCGACAATGCCCAAAGCCGCGCTTTGCGACTTGGATAGCTTGATTTTCGGCAAGTTGATTTTAGGGAGGTTGATCTTCATGGCTTAGTTTCTTTCACTACTTCTTTAATCTGCGCCGTCAGGTTTTTGATCTGCGCGTCTTTGTTGCCAACCGCCTGCCGCAAGTCGCACAGCTCGGTATTGCACTGCGTTACCTTCTCTTCCGCCGCATCCGCCCGCCGCGCTTCTGCCGCCTTGAAGGCTTCGAGGGCCGCGATCTGGGCGAGCAGGTCATGCTTTTCCTCGCGCAGCACATCGATTTGCTCCTGCATCCGCTCGGTTTTTGATTCCAGGCGCACAATAGAGGCTTCCTGCGCGCCGAGCCGTTTTTCCAGTGTCCCGATGATGACCTCAAAATCTTTGCGCTTGCCGTCCCGCTCAGCCAGGGCGTCGAGCCGTGCCTGCTCGGCCTGCTTGATCTTTTCCTGCGCTTCTTCCAGCGCTTCCTTGCGGGCCTGCGCCTTGCGCCCCAGCTTCCATGTCACCCAAGCGGCGAACGGCGAGCTGCCCACGATGCTGCCGACAATTGTCAGCACTTCTTTTTCTTGCATGGCACTCTATCCCTGCGCCCCCGGACGCGCGTACAGCCACACTGCCGCAAGTCCCTGAAACACGCCGAGAATGCCGTAAAACAGCAGAGTCCAGGCCCGCATATCGCCCACAAACAGCAGCAGGCCCCAAATCCAGAAGGTCATCGTGCCGACCATCGCGAGGACGTGCCGCGCGCGCCAGAGGCAGAGATGCCACGCCCGCCCCTGCAACAAACCCAAAGAGAGAAAGGCGAGTCCCCAGACCCATTGCGGCACCAAGGCCACAAAACGGTACACATGGGGCGCGACAGAAAACATGTGCGTGGGCAGCAAGAGCCACAGCCCCATGCCGCACCACAAAGCTGCGTACAGCCATTCCAGCGGGTCGGACGGCCCGGCGTACAGCAGCATGCGAAACCACATGCCGCGCGCCTCGCGCTCTTCCTGCCGGCTTTTTGTTTGGTTCAGCCAATTCGCTTGCATAGCACCTGCATCAAAAGCGCGTCCGTCCGTCCCTTGTCTCGCTCGGACACTTCTAAGGTCTGCCCCGCGATGACCAGCCGGTCAGTAGCGAGAATGTCCGCGTCAAACGGCAAAATCACCGTCCACAGCACCTGCGCGCTGACGTTGCCCGCGCCCGGCTGCACCGTTTCCGTCATGTCCCGGTAGGTCGGCTTTGTCCACATGCGCGCCGGATAGGTTCCGGCATTGACATATGCCTGCGACCCGCGTCCGCCGCCGTTGTCCGTCAAGGTTTTGCGTTGCACCTGGCAGGTGTCCGTCAGCATTTCCCCCTGCATGTCGCCGCGCAGGTCGGCCAGTTCGGAAGCGTCAATAGGCATAATCGTTAATTGACATCGCTGCGCACCATCGTCATGCGCTGGGGGCGCTGCTTCTCGCGACAGGTTTCGGCAAGGTCGAGCATCGCCTTGCTCTGCTGCGAGCGCATGAGCTTTTGGTCGGCGGATTGCACGTCGTACTTGCGCTTGACGATGGCCGCCCACTGCTCCAGCGCGTCTGCCGCCGCGCCGTACAAATCGTAATTCTTGCCGGTCAGGTAGATCGTCGGGAGCTGAGGCGCATCAAACGTCCAGTGCCCCACGCGCAGGTCGCTCGTGGTCGGCGCGACCGGCTCAAAGCCAATGGTCACAAATACGACGCCGTCTTCCCAGTCGCCGTCCTGCGCATAAAAGTCGTGCCACTCGATCCCGCCGCCCGGCTTGTAGGTCACCGTGCCCTCAACGGGCAGGTACCGCTCCACAAACTGTTGCCCGTCCAGGATGTCCCCGAGGTCATCATCGCTGAAGACCGGGGGCGCATCCTTGTCGCTGATCATTCGCCGAAGCCGGGCAATCAGCGCTGCCATTGTTGGACGGACCATAAGTAACCTTTGCTTAAGAAGCAGGCGTAGCGGCTTAGGAGGCAGGAGCCGCCGACAGCGACACGCCGCGCTTGGCGCACTCGGCAAACACGTGGCCGTCGTGCAGAATCAGGCCGCGCACCGCGTCGGCAAAGGTCGTCTGAAGGCGCAGCATCTCCATTTCTTTGAGCTGCGCGGCATAAGAAATAAAGGCAGGATCGCCAAAGCCAAGCGTGCGGTTGCCCTGCGCGTCCACAGGCACATGATTTGACTCGTACACGTCAAAGCCCGCGATGCGCCCGATGTAGCCAGGCCGCCCGTTGTTCTGCGTCATGCCCTCTTTAACGATGGTGTCGCCCATGTCGGTGGAGCGGATAAAGTGGGTCGTGTCCTGAAGCAGCACGCCGGTCAGGTCGGGGTCAACAACAGCCCAGCGGCCTTCCACAGGCACGTTGTTCTTGCCGAGGATGGTGCGCGCCTTGACAAAAACGCCGTACACATTATCTTTAGTCAGCACCAGCGGCACGCCGCCCGCGTCAGTGATATGGTTGGCGGCCTGCGGGAAATAGCTGGTCAGCTTGATGTCGATGGTGTTGTGCAGGGCAACGGCGGCACGACCAGTATAGATGTCCATCGCTTTGAGGTCGTTCTGCGCTTTGTCCAGGTCATCGACCTGGAACGCGAAATACTCCGCGTCGGCGATAACCATCGCTTCTTTAATCGGCTGCAAATCCTGGTAGTTGATCGTGGTGCCCTTGGCATACGGCCCCATCAGAATGTTGCCGGGCGTGCGCACCTGCACAGTGTCGCCGACGTTCTGCAGCTCGCCTTCCCAGTCCCGGTTGACCAGGCCAAGCATGATGCAGATCGGGTCGAGTTTGGTGATAAGGCGCTTGCTCCACGCCTGTGCGTTAAACGCCGAAAGGTTGTTTGCCATAATGGTTTCCTTCCGGCTGCATAGCCGCTATATTTAGATTGGTGAGACTGGTTGATTTTACGATTGTCGCTAGATGCGAAAGCCGCCCGTGCTGCCCCCGCGCTGCGAAAACTCTTTGTCGATCTGCTGCGTGGCCGTCAGGCTTCCGCCGCGCCCGAGGCTCGGATTGGCCGCACTGCCGCCACTGCCGGCGACGGCCACCAGGTACGGCTTATCCTTGACAAGCTGCCCTAATAGCTCTGCGACATTGGTAGGCTTGTCCGCGTCGTCATACTTGATCTTGGACACGTCCAGCAGCCGCAGGGCCGCGTCTTCGTCTACGACGTTCAGCTTGCGCGCCTCGCGCTCAATGGAACGCTCCAAGCGCTCCTGCCGCAGTTCGGTTTCGCGCTTCGTCAGGCCCTCTTCGGCTTCTTTTGCTTTGAGGGTCAGCTTCTCCGCATCAGAAAGCTGGGCCTGCTCCAACGCGGTCAGTTTGGTGGTAGCGTCGGTCAGCTTGGTCATTGCTTCGGTGCGCTTGGTGGTCGCATCGGCAAACTGCGCCTGCAAGGCTTGATACTCAGCCGCCGTGTAGGTTTTGCCTGCGTCGCCAGAGCCGCCACCATTGCCCGCGCCCCCATTGTCACCTGCGCCGCCTCCGCCATCGCCCGCACCGCTGTCGGCAGTGCGATAACCGGCCATCATTTCCAAAACAAGCAAACGCCACATATGCAAAAGCCTCCAAAAGCCAAAAAAGCCGCCGACCTCTCCTAGAGAAGTCGGTGGCTGGATAGCCGCGCAAAGCGCGTTCAATTCGTTGGTTCTATTATAGGCAGGGGCAAAGGGAAACTTTAGTAGATGGGCACAACACCGGCATAATTACGGCACATTGGTTGACACATTTGCGCAAAAAAAACCGCTCCCTCCAAGTTGCCGAGAAGGAGCGGTTGATTTAATCTGAGGAGCATCGACTCCCGCAGAAGGATAAAACGCCAATGAGAAGCGCAATTTAATTATAGGCAGGGATGAGGGGAAACTACAGGGGAGGGTGATGCCAGTTTTATTGCTCCATTATCCACTTCACAAAGCTGGGGTTGTCCCGCAGAACAGCGAACAGCCCGCGTGCCATGCGCCCCACCTCATCTTCTTCCATGTCGGCTTTGACAGCCCACTCCACAGCGTGTACCACTTCATGCAGGCACGTTTCCCTCATCTGCGACGGAGTGTTGTTCTCGCTCAGCACAATCCGCATACGCAGGTTGTCGCAATAACCGAACTTGTCATCCATGTGGGCATCGTCGCCAGTGCGGACAACGACGGCCATATCCATGCCAAGCACGCGCACGGAAGACGGCATGGCAGGAATTATATCAGTCATTTCAACACCTCAAACACCACCACAATCGCCCAGATAAGCGCAGCAATGCTCACAACAAGCAGCATTGGAAAGACGAACTTGAGCAAGCCGTTCAAGATGCGCGTATCGCGCTTGTATTCCTGCTCATGTTTCTCGTAGGCGTTCATTCGCCCCTCACTTTTTTGTCGTGTCGCTCAAGGCAGGCGGTGAGATGCCGAACCATCTCTTCTTGGCGGAGCAATTCATTGGCAAGACACTGGGCACAGTACGACCATCTACCCACCTTGACTAATTCTTTTGACTTCCACCGACAACTGACACACTCCTGAACCGTTGGCAAAAGGTCTAAAACCGTTGCGTCTCCGTTAATCACTTACCCCTCACTTTCTTCAGCGCGTCGGCAAGGCTCGCCTCCGTGCGCGTCGGTCCCCACCGAGGGTCATCGCGATAGCGCACGAGGTCAGCCAGGGTAATCTCGCCGCGCTTGTACGCCGCCAGCTTGCCCGGCCCCAGGATTGCCAATTGCGTCTCTTCGCTCTGCCTGTCCAGCCAGGCCGCACCGTCTTCCGGGGCAGGCGCTTCGCTATCCAGCCCGTCAAACCCAAGTTCCGACCAGGGCCGCGTCACCGGCACCATGACGCAGCGGCAATTCGGGTGTGACCCCATCGGCTCATCCAGCGGGTGGATGGTCATGTGCATAGCAAGGCACATCGCGCACGTCCGGCGCGACAGCGACGCCACCCACTGCCATGCCTGCACGACGCGCCCATTGGCCTGATACGTCTGCCGCGTTGCCTCTCGGTACGCGCGCAGCGTCTCCGTCCGGCTGATGGTCAGCGTCCTAGATAATGGCCCGCCCATCGCCTGCCGTATTTCGCGCGAAATAACCTGGCTGCCCTCACCACGCGCCACGCCGCTCGCAAGCGCGTCCCGCACACCCTTCGCCGCTTCGGGCGCGAGTGTGTCCAAGAGTTCTTTGAGCGGGGAACCGTCCTGCAAGTGTCCGACCAGGCTCTGCACGGTGCTGGTCGGGAGGCGGCTGAATGTTACGCCGACGCCGGCAGAGCTGATCTGTGCTGAGGGAGGCAATGTGGCCCGCACGAGCGCCTGCGCCTCTCCCTCCGCATTGTAAACCGCCTGCCGCTGCTGGGTTTCAATTGTGTCCCCGGCAAACGCGGCAAAGCGGTGGATTTCGGAAAGCGTCTGCGCCTGGAGGCTTTCCAGGCGCCCCTCTTGGTACAGCCATGACGCGGAGTACTCTCCGCGCGCTTTGGCGGCCTCTACGCGCGTGAGAAGCGCAAGCAGGGCCTCTTTGATGCGCTGGTACGATGCGCCGTAAGCGCGCACCATCTCCATCGCCGCCGCGCGCTCCCCGGCAAGCAAGTCCTGCCGAAAGCGCGCGGCCATGGTGTAGATGTCGTCAGGCATGGTAAAATCAGGCTATGATGTATGGAAAGCGACGAACAAAACGCTACGTGTTAGTATTCGACCGGGTGAACAAACGATACGCCTGTTGGGACGAGCAGAATGGTTGTGGTTATAAATCATTCTTGGTTGCAGAAGACGCTCAACGCCTTATCAACCGGATGAACCAATCGCGTTTTCAGCGCCGGTCGGTCATCTACCACTCGCCCCCTCTTTTGCCCCGGCCCTCACCGCCCCGGCCACGGATTTCACAAACTCCGGGCGCTGGGCATCGGCGGCGGGCGCGGCGAACCCTTGCGGGGCTTTGCGCGAGCCGCCCATTTCAATCTCCTGCGCATGCGCCGCCGCCCAGGCCACAATGCCCTGCGTGTTGTGGGCTGGCTGCTCTACTTCGGGCAAGATTTCTACCTTTGGATTGACGCCCTGCGAAGCGGCAACGGCTTCTTCGTAAGTCCATGGCTTTACCTCAGCGTCGGTCGGTCATCTTAGTGCCGTCCACATAGGACACGCGCGGGTCAGTGGTCTTGTCTGCGGCAGGCTTGGCAAGCTGTTCCACAGGCACAATGACGCGGATATGCTCCGGCCCTACCTGGAATGGACACGCAACGATATACGACTTGCTGCCGTCACCCGATTCCACAACTTGCTGCACCTGGCCGCTAAACTCTTCTTCCGTGTTGCTGCTGTTCAGCAGCCGAATTGCCACAGCGTCGCCCTCGCGAACTTCTCCTGGTTGCCTGCTCATTGTTTCTTTCCTTTGCTTTGGTCATTTGGCCCCGATTGGCCCGAACTGTTGGTTTGGCCCCGATCAAAAGCGGTGAGTAGCTGATCGCCTGCGTCCTGCCCCTCACTGGCAATCTTGCCCTTCTCCTGGCTATAGTCATAGCCAAACTTGGTAGCGAGCGTGTCTTTGGACACAATGCCCATGCGCTGATGCCCTTCCGCCGCTGCGCCCGTCGCGACCGGGTCGGAAGGCAGCGGGTCAGGCCATTCCACGTCAACGGTGTGGTCCTCGCCCTGGCCGCCAAGCTCCAGCAGCCGCGCGCACAGGTCGGAAAGCATCTCGCCATACAAGAGCTGCTTGGTGCCGTTCTTCTGCAGCAGCGGCTGGAACATGATCTGGATGGCAAGGCCCGACAATTGCCCGATGCTGTCCAGCTTGCCCGCCGCGACTTCCGGCACGCGCACGATCTCGGTCATCACGGCCTTGAGCTTGTCGTAGAGGGCCAGGCTAGAAGACAGATCACTGAGCATCTCCAGGTTTTGCAGCTCGCCGGTCGCGCTCTTGATGATGATAGTTTCGTCAATGCCGATCTCAAGCTCTTTGGCGCTGAAGCCCTTGCCCCACGTCTTTGGGTGCGCGTGGATGCGCACGATGCGGGCCAGGTTGCTGATGACAAAGTTAATCGCGTCGTTGACTTCGACGACATGCTCTTCCAGATCGCTGACGCCGTAGTAGGAACAGGGTGACGGCAGGTTCTGGCAATGGAATATGGGCGACCACGCATAAGGCCAGTTGACAGGCTCGCCGACCGGCTGCCAGTGCTTGATGTTCGGATCGCTCTTCTGGTCGGCGATAGTCCACGACTGCCCGTTCTCGGCTTCGGTGACAAGCTGCCTGTAGGCGCACGCCTTCTTGGTGACGGGGTCGATGCCGTTCCATTGCAGCTTGTACTGCATCACGTGCTCGAAGTCATCAGGGGCAGAAACTACATCCACCGATGTGCTGTCCCAAACAACGATGCGCGGGTAGGGCTTGCCGGGCACGATCTTGACGAACACGTCGCCGCACACGCCGCCGTTCAGCGCCATCATGTGCAGCTTCGACTGCATCTTCGCTTTCTTGAGGCACTCGGTCAGCCACTGATCTGCCGTGCTTTCCTCTTCGCCTTCTTCTCCGCCGTCTACCTCAGTTCCGCCATCTACCTCAAACTGCACGGGCTTGCCCACGAGAAACGACACGCCGGTATCCACGACCGGCCCCGAAAGGTTAAGCAGAATGTTGTCTTTGGCGTTGGGGTCGCTTTTGGTCTTCTTGAGTGGCGCTTCAAGCTTGCCCGCATAGGCGTCCCAGGCATCGTTCATCTTCTGGATGCGGGCGCGCTCCGCGTCGCTCATGTCCTGCACCAGCAGGTCGGAGATGGTGACGATCTGCCCCGGCACCGAAGCGCGAAAGGCATTCAAGATTGTATCTTTAAGTGACATAGTGGTTACCAGATCGAAGGCGCAGTGTCCACGCCGGCGTTGTCCGCGCCCCACACGGCCAGCATGATGCTCATTACGCAGTCGTCGTGCTGACCAACAGGCGCGCCGTATTGCATGAGGCCCGAAGGCAGCTTGACGCCCTGATAGGCCATCATCTCACCAGTGGATATGCCCTCGTTGAGCAGGGACAGGTTTTGCAGCTCCAGGGCCAGGGCGAGTGTGTCCACCAACGCCTTTTTGGTGGCATTGGTGGTGAGGAATGGCTGCACAGGCAAGTCCTCTGCCTGCAGCGCTTCAATGTTTGGCAGACCAATGCTGTTTTCTTCAGCAATGATGGCATCGCAGGGGAAGAGTTTGTGTAGCACTTTGATGCGGTCGCGCTGCGTCTCGAACTTGATCTTGTTGAACCTGTCCTGCGCCACCATCTGGCGGCTGGTGATGTCAAAGACGCTTGCCACAGTGAAGTCGCGCGAGCGCGCCCAGTCCAGCCCCATGACGTACTGATGCTGCGCCAATGCGCATTCCTGGTACAGCGTCAGCCCTTCGTCATGGTAGATCGGCACCAGGTTTGCACACGCCATAACCTTGCGGAATACACTGCCTTCGCGGTCCAGAAACTGCGCCCGATACTCCTGTGCAAAGACCTGCTCGGACTTGGTCGCTTCTTCGTTGTCTAGATAAGCGCGCGGGATGTACGGGTTGCTCTCTGTCGGGAACTGGAAGCTTTCATAGCGCGCGTTGTAGCTGCTGCTGCTCTTGTCGCCATAGACAAAGTTCTTGTGGAAGCCCGTGCCGACGCCATCGGGCGAGCTGACCTGCACAAGCTGCCCGTCGTAGTCAGCGAGGATCGGCGTGATGACGTTGTCCAGAATGGCATCGGGCACGAACGCCGCCTCATCAATGATGACCTTGTGCCCCTTGCGTCCGCGCAGCCCCTTGCCCTTGGTGCCCACTGTGCGGGAGCGAATAGAGGCGGGTTCACGCAGGCCCTTGCCGTCGCAGAACACGAACTCGCGGTAAGGGGATTTGCGCTCCGCATAGCTGTCCGACATACCCGGAATGGCATAGAGGCGCCGGGCAACCTCATCCATGATGATCTGCGTCTGGTCGGCAGTCGGGGCAAGCACCCACTGAATGAGGCCAGGGTTTTCAATGGCATCCACGACAATCTCAATGGCTGTGCTTTCGCTCTTGCCCCAGCGCCGCCCGCACGCTGCCACCTTCACCCGTGCTTGAGACAGCATGAAGTCGCGCTGCCCTGCCGAATGCGGCTTCCAGCCCCACAACCGCCTTGCTAGCAAAAGCCCGCGCTCACTCGCCATGCTTAGTCTCTTCCGCCTCTTCTTCGGTCAGTGGTGCGCTCAGCAGATCGCGCAGGATGTCCAGGGCGGCTCCGGTTTGCTCCACGCGGTCGGTCAGCAGGCCGTGATGCCGGGCCAATGTGTTCAGTGCAGTCTGGCTGTCATGCAGCAGCAGCTCCGGCCCGAACTCCCCCTGCTTGATGGACTTGATCAGGTGCGTCTTGCCGTGCTTCTTCGCCTTGCCGAGATTTAGCTTCCAGCCGGGCTTCTCTCCCATTTGCTTGGGATAAGCCTGTGCCAGCCGCTCATTGGCTTCGCGCAGGGTTTTGTCAATCACGCTTTCATTGGCATAGTCCACTTCATCGTCAATGTCGATGAAGTCTTCAATGTCCACGCCGCCAATCAGCGTCAGACGGGCGATGACTTCGTTAGCCGCCATGCCCGCTTCCGCCATGCGCGCGGAGACGTGCTGGGTGATCTCAGGTTTCTTCAGGTTCTCGCTGCCAATAGAATAAGCGGTCTTTTCGCTGTAGCCTGCACGAATGGCGGCTTTGGTCGCGTTGAAGTTGCAGACAAAGTAAGCGTCCACAAAGGCGCGCTGCTTGCCAGTCAGGACAGGAAGTTCTATCTTTTCTGCACTAGGCATCAGACGTACCCCCGCAAAGCGCGCATCTCAGCCACAGACAGAACGGAGGGGAACGGTGGGCCGACGTGGCAACAGTAGTCACAGTCAATGCTCTGCATAACCTGGACAACATAAACGCGCCGGCGCGCTCCACGGATTTTGATGCTGATCGTGTCCACGCTCAGACCGTCTTTGCCTGAGTTTCGTTCACCGATTTTATTGCCGCATCGCTCGCAGTACAGGTTCATGGGTGTTTGGGTAGTTAAACGCAGAAAAGCCGTCGCGAGGCGAGGGCACAAGCGACGGCTGAATAGCCGAAACAAGAATAGGTTCTTCTTAATTATGGCGTTTTCAGCCCATCGCTTTACCTGTCAACGTTTCGCGCGAAATAGTCAAGGCGAGGCCTCTTGCAAGTGCCCATGCTCGATCAGCAGCGGGCCACGCATAGCGGCAAAGTCTTTCTCAGGGAGGTTTCCGTGGTTTTTCTTCAGCCGGTCGCGATTGAACTGGCTTTGCTGGGCATATCGCTCTGTCGCTGCCAGCAGCACGTCCTGCTTTTCTTCGTCAGACAGCCTCCCCCAGGCAGCAGAAACAGCCGCCGCGCGCTCCCGGCGCATTGTCTCCAAAAGAGCATGCTCGGCCTGGTCGCGTTCTTGTTGCGCCGCTTTTTCGGCTTCGGCCTCTGCGTCCCGCTCTGCTTTGACTTGGTGGGGGAGTGGTAGATGTTTCTCCAATCGGTCTGCGAGAAGGTCAATGGGCGAGCGAACACGCGGATCGTCAACGCTTGCCATGCGCAGCTCGACGACTCTAGCCTGCCAAAACACAGTGCTCACCCCGTGAATGTGCGCCATGCGTGCCACACGCTGCCCGTCCTCCAAAAAAGCGAAGCGTTCCAAAAGCACACACACATCCTCCCCTGGTGGTGGTTCATTTGGTGGGGGAGTAAGAGGGGGGTTGGGTGTTGGTTTCGGGCTATAGGATTCCGGACTCGGGACTCGGGATACGGGCTTCGTTTTTGCTTGAGGTCGTGCTAAAGCAGATGCTTCATCATTTGCTAAGGCAGATGCTTCGTTATCTACTTCATCTGTTGGTTGAGTTGCGCCTTTATCAAAAGGTAAAGCACCTGCTTCTGCCGGGGTTAAGACAGGTCGTTCGCCGCGCCGCGCTTCGCCGGATCGCTGCCCGCCATTTCGCCCAGCATTGACCTTTGCCTCGTGTTCGGCTTCAATTTGGGCGCGGCTTTTATTGTATTTAAGGTAGCTTCGGATTTGGTAGCCGTCCGTCACCTCTACCCACCAGTTGACCGAGATCAGCAGGCGCACGGTTTCTGGCGAGTAGCCCGGCAGTTTACGGGCGCGCGCCGCCGGGATATGCCCGTCGGTGTTGTTGCGGGCAGCCCAGGTGATCGAGCAGAGAAACAGGGCGATCCCGCCGTCCCCCACGACATCGCAGTCAGGGTCATCGTCAAAATGGTCGTCAAAGCGCGCCCAAGACATAGTTGTACTTTCAACAAGTTGGGGGCGGCACAATGCTGCATTGTGCCGCCCCCTGGATGCGTGGTTAGCCGGCCTGCTGTGCGCTGGCAGAGGCGGCTGCGTTCTCCGCTTCAATCGCAGCGGCTTCAGCGTTGACGGCGGCCACCGTGTCATCGGGGATAACATGGTTTTGCAAGTCAGTGAGCGCCTGTGCCTGCGCGGTCAACTTACTTTCGTCGGTGGCGATCTCCGCCTTTTGGCGCTGGTCACGTGCGTCTACCGCTGCTTTATAGCGAGCATCGGCATTGATGCCGTCCTGTAATGTTGCCAATATCTTCTCCTGTATTCTATGTAGCGCAATCTGGTTGCGCAAAATGGCGTCCTGCGTGTGGCGCAGAGCCTCAATGCCGTCAAGTATGTCTTTGAGCGGGTTGGTCATGACGTTAGCCGGCTTTCTCCAGCCACATGATGCTTTCTTCCAGCTTTGTGATTGCTAAAGAACGCGCGCGGCCTTTCTCGCGCCCCATCACCTGCTCTACCTGCTCATCTTGTAATCGCTTGAGCAATGCGCGCAGTTCGTCAACAGTGTTTTGTATCTCGCTCACCCCCTTTCTTTGTGGTGTTTATCAAGCAATTCTTTGGCCGTCTGAAGCTGCACGAATAGCTCGTGCGAGCCGCCCTGGTCGGGGTGGAGCTGCTTTGCGGCCAGGCGATAGTAATAAGCCAGCGTTTCCGGGTCATTGAGGATTTCCGGTGCGATGGTGCGGCCTACTCCGGCTTGTTTGGCAACAAACTCCGCTGCCTGACTTGTCGTGGTAATAGCAACAACTTTGGCGGGCGGCGGCAGGGCAGGGCGGAAGCCTTCATACTGTGCCGCCTTCTTCGTCAGGCCCCACCTGTCCACAGCACGCAAAGCATCAAGCGCTTTGCCGATCGCGTGCAGGTTGTCCCGCCAGTCGTGGTAGCGGTCGGCGAGCATCTCGCGCGGCTCGCCCGCCTGCACAAACGACACGATGATGCCCGGCCCGCCCTTCGCATCCGACATGGGCCATCCGTCGCGCCTCGCTTTGGATTTGGGCAGCACGCTTTCCAGCACCACGTCTTTGGCGCTGATCTGCTCAAGCTCGCGCTCCAAGAGAGTAATGCGGTCGGGATAAGAGGCCGTAAAGCGTGCGTTCTCGCGCCGGTAGTACGGTGTGGATGGCTGATGTGCAGGCCATTCGGCAAGGCTGCGAAACTGAATTGTCAAAACATATCCCCCCACCCAAGGTAGTCACAAATCACGCGCCAGGCGTGCCGCCACCCATATGCGACTTCCGTATCGTAGCCTGCCGCAGACAGCCGCGCAAGCCATCCCTGCTGTTCCGGTGACACGTCGCTCGGCACACCGCCAGGCAGTTTCATTTCCACAAACAGCCCGCACTTCCCAGAGCTTGGCACGGCCACCACAATGTCGGGCACGCCGCGTCGCACGCCTTCGCGCACCATCTGCGCGCCCACTTTAGTCCCTGCCGCCGTGCCGTTCGGCACGGCAAAAATCATGTCCGCGCCTGGCTTGCCCAGCCGCTCCGCCGCCCGGATTTGGTCAAACAGCGTCACCTGCTCGGCATGTTCGCGACGCACATGCTGCTTCGCGGCTTTGGTATCAGGCGGAGCTTGCAGCACTAATTCGGGCACGCAGGCGGGGACATCATCCACGTCCTGCTGCATGGCGGCGGCGAGCTTGGCGGCGTTCTGCGCGCCGTAGGCATGGGTGTCTGTCAAGAAACCCCTCCCGTGCCGTACGACTTCTTGAAATGCAATCGCAGTGGCAGGCATGGGATAAGGCAAATGAACAGGATGAGCGACTTGTATTCACTCGTGTCCCAATAAGCACCGACCCACAAATCACGCGGCTCCCAAAGAGTGCAGGCGGACATGGAAAAGAGGTACTGCGCTCGCACCATTTTTTTCAGTCTGAACCAATACACCCGGCGCGAGCACATCACAGACTTATCAGGGCAAAACAGCATGCTCCATATGCGAAGTCCCGGTCTACGGATGTTGATGTTAGAGATAGCAAACATTGATTAAACCTTTCTGTCACACATACAAACTCGCCTCCGTAGGGCTGCACGTCACGCGCTGGCAGGGCGGGATATTGCCCACGCTCTGCACCCGGCATAGAAGCGACTCGCCGCGCTCGTCAGTTCGGGATAGTCTGCCGCAGCCATCTGGCGGACTTCGTCGGGGGAATAAGCCTGGCCGGGGTCCGGGATGGTGACCGGGCCAGAGCTGAGATGGGCGATAAACTTGCGGCGAAGTGCCATTATTCGGTTTCCTCTGGAGTTTCTTCTGGGAGCGCTTGAGGGCCGCCAGGTGTGACGTTGACGGCGGCATCGAGCGGATCGGCGGCGTGTTCTGTAGTGCTGGCAACCGGCAGGAGATCGGCTGCTGGCATCAGGTTGAGCGACTGGGCGCGGCGAACAAGCAAGGCGCCGGCGAGCATGACCCATGTCACGATGTTGCGGTCGGGGTAGAGCTGATGCAAAATCTCCGTCTCGGGAGGCGTCAGCACCCCGCCGCTTGCCGCGTCCTGCTCCAGCAGTTCTCCGGCCTTGATGGACTCCGGGTGCATCGGCATGGACGCTTTTGCGCGCAGGATGGCGATTTCCTCAACCGCATATTCCAGTGGCCACAGCCCCTGCGCATCAAGCTGCTCATAGGCTTCTTTGTTGACGACCGCGCGCATCAGCCCGGCAGGAAGTGAGGGCGGGGCGGCTGGTGCCGGATTAGGAACGGATTCGGCAGGTTTTGCCGCCGGCGCGGTCGCCGGCTTAGGCGTAGTCGCTACAGGCGGCGCAGGTACGCTATCCCGTTGTGCCGGCGACACGGGTACATCTTTCGCACTTGTGCCAGCGGCGTCGTGAATTGGTTGCGCTGCGACGGGTGCGTGAGCAGGGGAAACGGCATCGGTAGAGGGCGCAGCATCTTCTGCCGCTTGCTCCAAATCGCCCGCGTCCGCCGCAGGTGGTACGTCATCAGCTCTGGTCGTATTCGCTGGTTCAGCGGCAACGTCTTTGGCCAGTTGATCCGTGCGTAGAGATTGGGCGTCCGCATCTGTCTGCTCCCATTCTGCGACCGTTTCGTCGCGTCCATTGTTGAGGGCCGCCAAAGCGCCTTCTGCATCGCGCACTTTGGCACTCGTCTCCCACTGCTCATCGGTCATGTCGCCCTGCGGGGATAGTGGCTGAGGCTCAGGAGGCACGAATCGTGCCTCCTGAGCCGGCACGTCCATCAGCGTGGGCGCGGCGGCTTTGAGCGGGGCCGGGTAGCGCTCGCCGATGAACTCTTGCAGCCGCTTAACGCTCCATTCGAGGTCGGCGGCTTCTCCGGCCATGTCGATGACGACGTTTGGGGCCATGTGCTCCAGCACAGGCAGCAGCAGCATCGCATGAGACTGCGACAAACGCCCGGCCCTCACCATATCCTGAATGTCATCGGGCAGCTTCAGGAGGCGCAGGCTGTTGCTGATCGCGGCCTGGCTCGTGTGAAACTTCTCAGCGATGATTTCCTGTTTCCAGCCGAGCTTTGAGAGTGAATGGAATCCCTGCGCCCTCTCCAGGGCATTGATGTCCTCGCGGTACAAGTTTTCGATGAGCGTCAGCTCTAGCGCGTCACGGTCGCTAGGCACGTCCTTGACAATAGCCGGGATGTCCTTTAGCCCAGCCATCTGCGCCGCGCGAAAGCGCCGCTCGCCTGCGATAATCTCATAGCCTGTGCCGCCGTCCGCCTCTGTTTGGACATGCAGGCGCACAAGGATCGGCTCCAGCACGCCGCGCTCTTTAATAGAGGCGGCAAGCTGCCCCAGCGCCGTTTCCTCAAATAGATCGCGCGGGTTGAGCGGCGAGGGCTGAATGAGTTTCAGTGGCAGAAATTCAAATGTATCGGGTTCTAAATCTCGCGCCTCAGTATTTCGCGCGGAATGTTCGGTCGTGAGTTCGTGTTCGACAATTGCCATTAGCTGTCACCATGTCCTTTCGCGCCCGTCGGCACGTCTACCAAAGTCTCTACAAATGGGTCGGGTTCGTGATCTTCGGGCTTGTCCGGCGCGGCTTCTGCCGCCGCCTGCCGCGCTGCCTGGAACTCTGCTTCGTGCGGCCACTCGTTGTTGAGCACGGCAAAGCCTGATTCGTCAAGCTGCTCAAAACTCAGCATCTTGATGTTGCGGATGCCGTACTTCTGCTCGAAACGGTCTAGCCATCCAGTGCGTTTTTCGGCGTCTAGTCCAGCGAGCCTATCAACTGTCGCCGCGACTTTCTCTGCGCGCTTGCGTTTTAGTGCATCTTGCGATGATTCAGGGGCCGGCGCTTCTATCTGGGCGCGCGTTGGGGCAGGGCGGGGGGGTGCCTGTGGCTCGCTTTCAGCCTGCATCATTTCCTCGTGGATATACAGCCCGCTTGTTTCCTGCGGGAACGCTTTGCGCAGGGCGCGCGCTTCGGCTACCTTTTCCAGCATGACGTGCGGCATTTTGCCCCACATCGCCATCGGTTTGCCTTCGCGCGTCACCTGGCAGTACTCCGTCCATAGAGCGGATGCCGGAACGCTGTGCCATTCGCCATGAACCCACTTTTTCACAAAAGCTGTTGCCTTGTGAAGGGTGTTGTCTTTGGCATAGGCGAACTCTGCGTCCTGGCCCGGCGCATAGTTGCCGGTACGCTCGGCGATCAGGCGCAGGCCGTCGATGCCGACCTGGATCGTCATCACCTCGCGCTTCGCTTGTGCATTCCAGCGCTTCACGGCATGGATTTGGCGCACGAACGGGTCGAGGCCGGTGCGGCGGCACTGGGCGACAAAGAGTTCCAATTCGTCATTGGTGGCCCCTTCGCAGATCGTGCGCTTGAGCAGGTCGATCTTGTCGTTTGTGAGAAAGCCTTCGTGCTGCATGGGCGTGATGTCGCCGCCCTCGCGCACTACTAAGGCGGTGCCGTTACTGTTGATTTCTCGTTCCGCTAGTGCCATCAGTTAATTCTCCGTTTCTTTGGTAGGCTTGCAAGCGCTATGCTCGCGGTAAAATTGGATGTAGCCGGGAAACGCCTTCGCGTCCCTCTCGGTTTTCTCCAGGCGCTCCGTCTCGCCGCACTGGCAGCAGGTCAGGCGCAGCGTGGTCGGCGTCTCGCGCTCAGTTGTGATATGGTCAATGGCGGGCGGGGGAAACATGTTAGACGCTCCATCCTGCCCCGTAGTGGTTCCACCCGTTCTCAAGGGCGGGCTCCCGGCCTGTTTCGTGGTCTTCTTCCTGCTCCTGTGCCAAGCACTCGGCGCACGGCTGGCACAGGTACAAGGTTTCCGGGTACGGGTTTAGGACAGCATCGGGCATCTCACGCACTTCGTCTCGCGACCGGAACCCATCGCCGCAATGGTCGCAGAACACGCCCTTGCCGTTAGGGTGGGCAATGCTGGTTTGCTTGGTGCCTGCCTCGTTTGTGTAGATAGGTGCATCCATCGCTAGTGCCCTCCCCAGGCTGCAAACATGCGGCAAATGCCCTGCACAAGCAGCGTGCTGAAAATCCCCACCAGGTAGATCGTCAGTGTGTCCAGCAGCGGGAACGTGCGGCCTTCCGGCCCGCTTTCCGCCGCCCCCGCGTCTGCCGCGTCCCAGTAGCGAGACGCAAACAAGTCGTCGCGCCACCGCTCATACTGCGGGTGGCTTGCGTGGCGCCATTCAAAGACCTCATAGGGCGCGACCGGGCAGGTGAGGTCAATTTGGGCGAGCGACTGCGTGACATGCGCGGCAATGTCCACGTCCAGCCGCTGCAAGTCCGCTTCAATCTGCGCCCGGTCGCGGGCGTTCCGGGGCGCAGCGTACTGCCGGTAGGTGCGCGCCGCCGATGCCAAAGGCTTAACGCCCAAATGTTTAATACTCATGGTCGATCTCCTTGCAAGTCGCCCGGCGCGAACGCAGCAGCTCATAGGCAAGCGCGGCAGGAATATACCGGTCGCCCTCTACCTCAGTTGATCTCTGGTGAAAGACCGTCAGCACGTCGCCCTGCTTTACCGCCATCAGCGTGCCGCTGATTATGACGGGCATGTCGTAGAGAATTGTGATCTGATTGATAATGGTCATGGACGGGCGTGCTCCTTTCGGTCTTGCTGTTCGCGGCGCTGGCGCAGACGGATGCTGATGACGGCGGCTTCCACCCTTGCCTGCTGCTGGGCGGCGGCGAGGCACTGGGCCGGGGTACGCTTGCCAGTCTGCCACAACATCTCAAAGGCATCATGCGCGGCCTTGACAAAGCAAGGGAGCTTCTGGCGCGCTTCGTCAATAGTCATTTCCTTGGTCATCATGCCGCCGCCTTTCTGCCCATGTGGGCATTGTCCGTGTGCTCGTCATAGTGCATCTCGGCCTGCGCCTGCATCTCTGCCGTCCAAAACCCGCCGCCGCAGATCATGCTGCTTTTCTGGAGCCAAAGCCAGTGCTCGCGCGCCGTCAGCTCGCGAAAGCGCAGCGGCCCGCCCGGACGCAGGGGAAACAGCTCGATCGGGCCAGTGTCGTCGGGAACGATAAGCGGCATTACTTAACCCCCCAGCGCCGCACGCGGCTCGCTTCGATGCGGCGGGCATAGCGCGCAGACAGGCGCAGCAGATGCAGGGCGACAAGCACGTCGCCAAGGCTCAGGTTTAACTCTAGGTGAGGCATCGCAACCGTCCATTTCTAGGGCTGCGCCCTCACTTAAAATCACTCACGTCTAAATCTGTGCTTGGCACGATGGCGGGCCGAGGCCGGGCGGCAGGGCGCTTCATCGTGTCCACTAATCCGCTGAGGCGCGGAGCAATGCGGCGCGCCACCATGTCACCGCCTGCGGCTTCCCCGGTCTTGGCCGTGGCAATCACGGCAGGCTGCGTCAGGAATTGCCGCGAAGGGGAGGGGATGCCAAAGTCGGACAACAAAGCCAGCCACACGCCATGCTTGCACAGCCGCTTGCGCCCGTCGCAGTCCTCGCAGTCACAGCTTACGATCATGCCGTCCTGCACGGTCAGCAGGTAGTTCGGGGCGGGAGGCAGCTCGCCGCCCGCCTTGCGCTTGTAGTAGCCGTACACCGCCTCATCGTCGGCTTCGTACATCAGCGAGAACGCGCCGTCGTCTTCGCTCAAAACGACGCGCTCCGAAAGGGGCTTGCCGTGGGGCGACTGAATGGAAATTGCTTTGTCCCATTCGCGTACTTTTGCGGCCACTGTTGGGGTAAACTGAAGCATCTGAAATTGTCCTTTCAGGTCGTGTCCCCGGCTGTGACAGCAGCGCGGGGGCTTTTTTGTGTCTCAGGCAGTACTGCCTATCGCGTCCAGTGCCAGCGTCTGAGCCAGCCGCCACGCCAGCGCAAGATATACGTCACTTCGACCGGCATAGAAGCCGCCACGGTAATCGTTTCGATGAGTCCGTAACCCTTGTTGTATTGGTCAGCCAGCCACAAGCCGCCCCCTACACGCCTTTCCATGGCGAAACTCCCAGCAATATAAAGCGGCTTCTTCTTCAATTTCAGCATTGTCTGCGGCTCCTTTGCGTTTTGATTGGTTACAGGGTTAGTATACCGGAATTTAGACTTTTAGTCTATAAAATATGGCGTGTTTTAGACTTTTTTTCTAATTATTTTCTTGGGCTTTTGACTCAAAGTACGCCAGTGCCTCCTCAAAGGGGACACCGACCGCTTGGGCGTATGCTCGGATGGTGTCTACCTTGAGGACGCCGTGCTTTTCAATCTTGGTGACAGATGTAAAATGCCGCTTTTCTTCGCCCAGAATAAGCCGCATTGCCTCTGCCACATCCGAAGGGGAAAGATTTTTTGCGACACGTACCTCTGGCATGATGCGCGGCGCAGGGGGATTTTCCAGGGTGTTCATACCACATTATAGACTAAAAGTCCGTAAAATACAAGACTTTTTTTCTATTGTAATATGCGACTTTTAGTCTTATACTGTGTCTAAGCAAGAGGAGGACGAAATATGTCAGTTTGTATGCTGCTTGCGCCGAGGAAATATATGCCACGTCGAAGTCACACAGACGAAAAACTACCACCCATTTCTCGTTGGCTTTTATCAGCTCAGCAAGATTACTTGTCTGTAATGCGGACACGTATAACACAGGATAAGCTGGCTGAGGCGGCAGGCATTGACACAACCTACATTGGTAAGATTGAGAAAGGTGAAAAAACACCCTCTGTTAAAGTTGTCAAGGCCCTAGCGGAAGCACTCACGAAAGATTGGGCCGAGCCACAAATAGCCGCGCAGATTTTGCAGAATGGATTACTCGCCCGCCGAATACAAACTGAAGGAGAGGTAGATCAGGCAAACATCATTCGTGAAAAATCGTATGATGGCCCTGCGTCCGAGTTGCCGCCTGAGGAACGTGCCGAGTTTGAGATAGCAAGTCAGGTTTTTGAGCAGGCTTGGGTAGATGCGCGCCGCCGAGCGCGCGGAGAAAAAGATTGAGCAGTCGCTTCGTCGTCCGCACCGCACGCGCTTTCCACGTGTATCTCACTGCCGAACATGGCGGCAGGCTACCCACAACATCCGCTGGGTGGATGCGTTTCCATGCCGCCTTTGGTATTCAAACCGCTCCGATGTGGGGCTGCCCAGATGGGTACACAGCGCGACTTTGGTACAACGTTGATCGCGGAATGTGGTTTTGTGGATACAACCCGAATGTGTCGAAGGCGCAGCAGTGCCACTACCTTGCACATGAGCTAGCCGAGTGGATGGCGGTCAATGACTTCCCAAAGCTTTTTGACGCATTGGCGGACGAGTGGCCGTGCCTTGCGCGCATGGATGATATAGGCGGCGCTGTGTATCACTATGATGGCGGCGATGACCCTGACGACATTCGCCACCGTGTTGCGCAGCGCTTGGAGCGGTTGTGCTTCAGAACATAACAGCGCAAAGCAGGGAGGGCATGAACTGTGAAAAGGATTGACTACTACTGCGGCATTTTTATTCTGGCAGCCGCAATAGTTATCGGCGGCTCTGGGCAGCGGACTGGAAACGCGCAGGCTGCAAAGTTATCTGTTCCGAATGTCATAAAAGCCCACGAGTTTGACCTGACTGATACAAATGGGCACTTGGGCGTAGAGATTTCCATGAAAAACAGCGCCCCCACTATTTTCCTATACGATCGCAACGGTAAGCCTAGAGTTCTTGTGACTGTTGACGAAGGCGGTCTTGGTACTGTTGCTATCGGCGGAGACGACATCAAAGTGAAAGCAATGCTTGGTGAAAATAGTAGTGGCACGGGCATGGTTGTATTACGCAACGCTCAGGGGACTAAGCGCGAAATTAAACCGACTGAATAACAAATGAAACCACCAATAGTAATTGCCCTCGCGCTCTTAGCACTCCCCTGCACCGCTGCTCCCCACCAGGCTAAACCCGCCAAGATGACCCAGCAGCAGATGTGGGACAAATTGGAAGGCAAGTCTGACCGCGCCGCTGTAGATCGTCGCTTTACTCTGGCCCAGCGTCACCAGATTGTCGGGCAGCTTGCCGCTGCTGAAGACCACGCGCGCCGGGATGTTGGGCCTGCCGTCGGGCAGTCGGCGGCAAAGATGCAGGTTGAACTGGAAACTAAATACCATGCGCAGGTTTGCCGCAAGTGGCACATTACCTACGACCAAATGACCGCGCTCATGGCCGAAGCCGCTGATGGCAATTGGCCGGAAGGCAAGTGAGCGCACAGGCATCAGGGTCGGCGCAAGGCTGCAATTCCTACCGCAACCGCATAGAAGGCGACGGATAGGAGAGCGGTACCCATGCAAAACTGAGAGAATTCATTCATGACAGACATCACTGCTTATTCGTGCACGTTCGTTATTTTCACGCCTCTGATTATAGGGATGATTAATCTGCAAGTCTTGAACAATCACATGTCCAGTATTGAAAGGCACTTGTCTAACGTATCCTTCAAAATGGATCAGGCCGTTACCAAACTTGGCAGCATCGCCACCGAGATTGACGATTTAGACACCCGGCTGGGGCGCATTGAAGCAAAACTACCGCGCCCATAGTTGCTTGCGCATTTGTTATGCTATCGGGTGATTGCAGGCAGAACGACAGGCTGCACTAAAACATTTCGCGCGAAATAATCCGGGAGGCGTGGCTACTGCCGGCACTAGGAGGCAGGAAGCAGATGCAAGGAATGGATAGCTCTTACTAACACTTTGTTTGCTGCACTTTCGGGGTTAGCAAGGCAGGCAATCTCGCCAAAGGGTCGCTTGTAAATCTGAGCCAGTGCCGCAATGACGTAGATGTCTTTTGTGCCGCGCTGCTCTATCTGACTGACAGACGCACCCGTGCGGGTGCGTTCTCCCAGTAGAAGCGCAATAAGGTTGGCGACTTGTTGCGCCGAAAACCCTAGAGCATCACGAATGCGGCGAAGTTTGGAATGGTGTTCAAGGTGTCTAGGCATAGCCTATTGTAACATATCATTACAACGATGGCAAAGACTTGACCGGCAGTGCCTGGCGCAGCAATAAAGCCACCTGAATCGATGTCATCACCAGCAAAGCCGCTTGCGCTACCCGACGCGAGCTTCTATTCTTCTTTACCTCTGCCTGCATTGCATCCAAGTGGTTTCGCAAGAACGCCGTGTCCACATAAACCTTGACTGTGTTATCCATAGCGTCATTTTACCATAGGTTGCACCCGTGACTGCCCCTGACACCTCCCTAAAGCCTGATACCCTCCTGCGCTGCTGCATTTATGCCCGCGTGTCCACTGATGAGCAGGCCGACAAAGGCTTGTCCATCCCGGCCCAAACCCGCGAGTGCCAGGCCCACGCCGCGTGCCAGGGCTGGCTGGTGACACACACGTTTGAAGACCCCGGCTATTCCGGCACGTCCGAAGACCGGCCCGGCCTTCAGGCCATGCTATCTACCACCGATGCCCGCGCCTTTGACGTGCTTCTCATCCACAAAAGCGACCGGCTTTCCCGCGATGAATACTTTTCCCTGGCCGTCAAGCACAAGCTCAAAAAAGTGGGCGTGATTATCCGCTCTGTCACCGAACCCTACTTTGGCGGCGAGCACCCGATGGATGCGATGATGGAGACTTTGGCGCGCGGCTTTAACGCGCTCTACATCGCCAATCTCAAAACAGAAATCAAGAAGGGGCAGCTTGAGGCAGTTCTTCAGGGCCGGGGGCTGGGCGTTCATCCGTTCGGCTACGCGCCCTCAAACCCAGACGTGCAGGGATCGCCTCTCGTCGTGCGCGAAAAAGAAGCCGCTGTCGTGCGGCGCATGTTTCAGCGCATCCTGGACGGGGCCACCATCGCGGAGATCACACGCGAGCTGAACGCGCTTGGCGTTCCCACCGCCCGCGCCCGCGACCGGGGGCGGGGCGGAAAAGCCGTCAAGACAATGGGCTGGACTTCGCGCGCTGTCGGGCGTGCTTTGCAAAACCGCGCTTATGTAGGGCAGGTTTCCTTTGGCGACACCTGGTACCCTGCCGCTCATGCGCCGCTGGTAGACGCGGCCACGTTTGACATGGTGGCCGCTATCCTCGCAGGCCGCGCCGGGCGGCGCGCCGAGGCCACCGAGCGCGGGCTTTTTGTCGGCGGGCTGCTGCGCTGCCCTTTGTGCGGCGCGGCCCTGCTGCATATGGCCGAGCGCAACCCCTCGCATCGGAAAACTGATGCGCATCGGAAAACTGACGCGCATCAAAAAAATGGGCGGCACTCTGACAGCCATATCTCCAAATATGTCTGCGCCTCGTATCATCGCCGCCTCACCTACCGTTCCGAAGGTCGCGACGGCGGGGAGTGCTGCGCCGGGTTTTCCGTCCGCCAAAACATCATCCTGCGCCTGCTCTGCGCCGAGCTAAGCAGAGCAAATATGGGCGAACCCTTCCCGGATGCCGGCGGACCTCCGGCGTTGCCCCTTGTTCTAGTGCGCGCCCTGCCGGCACGCGGGCCTGTCGTAGCGCGGGGCGCGCTTCTCGCCGACCTTGCCAAAGTCTCTCGCATGCGCGCTGGTTATCAGGCCCAGCACGCCGAAGACCTGATGACGACGGCGGAACTGCGCACGGCCCTCGCTGCCCTTGCCGGCAGAGAGGCCGCACTCCAAGCTGAGCTTGAGGCCACAGATGTACCTGCCCCGCCTCCGGCCCTGACGCCCGCCCGCCGCAAAGAATTGCTCGCTTTGCTGAATGACGAAAATCTGACCCTGCGCCAAAAGCGGGATCGGCTTCGGCTTCTGGTATCATACATCGTTGTTGCCCTGGACAAAAGCGGCGTGTTGATTGCGCCTGCCTAATGATTGTTGGCGCAAAAAAGGGGTTATAGGGCAAAAGTATGGGTATCGGCTGTTATGTGCATATTCCGTTTTGCGTCAAGAAGTGCGCGTATTGTGACTTCAATTCGTACTCCGGCTATACGGATGCGAGTGTCCGCCGCTACGTGGACGCCCTGGAAACCGACATCCGGCGCGCGAACGGGGCGCAGCAGGGGCCGGTCGACACAATCTTCTTCGGCGGCGGCACGCCCACGGCCATCCCCGCGCAGAGCCAGGCGCATCTGCTGCGGGCCGTCCTGGACACTTTGCCCGTGACTGCCGATGCCGAAATCAGCACCGAAGCCAATCCCGGCACGATGGACACGGCCCATCTGGACGTTCTGCGCCGGGCAGGCTTCAACCGCATCTCCTTTGGCGTGCAGTCGTTCGATGCCGG